ACACCGAGTACGGTGCAGAGGGTAGATGGGTAGATGGCGACAACGTGCGCTTTCGTTACGGTCAACCAGAAAAAATAGGTGGTTGGGAAAAAGTAACAAGCGATGCGTTGCTTGGCGCAACACGTGCTATTCTTACATATTCAGATCTTAAAGGTGTAAACTATGCGGTGTATGGTACAAACAAAAAATTGTATGCATATTCAGAAGGTAATTATGCTGACATCACACCAACACGTGCAACAGGCACAGGCAACATTACACAGTTTGAAACAACAAACGGATCGACTTCTGTAATTGTAACTGATTCTAGCCACGGTGCATTGATCGGCGACTTTGTTACGATTGCTAGTGTAAGTGGTGCAGTCGGTGGTATTTCGGCAGCAAATTTACAAGGTGAATTTGAAATACAAACAGTTCCTAATGATAATACCTACACTATAATTGCAAAAGCAGCAGCTAGCTCTGATGCAACTGGTGCCACAGCTAATGCTACATATCAAATAAACACTGGGTCACCTACATCTATATACGGGTATGGATGGGGTGCAGGTACATGGAACGCGTCAACGTGGGATACAACAAGAGAAGGGTTGACTGGTGCACAAGGTGTTTTGTTACAATCAACAAAATGGGCATTGGACAACTGGGGTGAAGATGTTTTGGCACAACAATTTGATGGTAGTTTATATTACTGGGATACATCAAGTGGATTGTCAAGCAACTTGGCAGCAAGAACAAACGTTACTGGCGCACCAACAAAATCTAGGTTTATGTTAGTATCTGGTGATGACAGACACGTTATTTGTCTTGGTACAGAAACAACAATAGGTACATCATCAACACAAGATAACATGTTTATACGTTGGTCTGATCAAGAGTCAACAAGCACATGGACACCGACATCAACAAACACAGCTGGTTCACAAAGACTAACGGATGGTAACCAAATCAATACAGCCGTAAGATCCAGGGGTGCAATACTTATTTATACAGACACAGCGTTGTATCAAATGCAATTTATTGGACCACCATTTACCTTTGGTTTTAAACAACTAGGTTCTAACTGTGGTGCTGTTGGTATACACAGTGCGGTAGACGTTAACGGTATAGCCTATTGGATGGGCAATGATTCTTTTTTCTTATTTGATGGTGCGGTGAAAAAAATACCGTGCAGTGTACAAGATTATGTATTTGATGACATCAACAACAACGCACTAGGTGATGTGTTTTGTGCTATAAATTCTGATTTTAATGAGGTTATATGGTTTTATCCATCAAAAAATTCTACACAAATAGATAGAAATGTAACATACAACTACGCAGAAAATATATGGTATATAGGCACGCTATCACGTAGCTCCTGGGCTGATCGTGGTGTGTATTCTAATCCATACGCGGCAGAGTTTGATGCAAGTGATACAACTGCTACAATATCTACAATTACTGGTGTTAAAGAAGGACGTACTTTCATTTATGCCCATGAAGAAGGTGTTAATGATGACGGTTCAGCCATGTCATGCCACATAGAGTCAGGTGATATTGACATTGCAGATGGTGATAACTTTATGTCTATATCTAGATTTATACCTGATTTTAAAAATCAAACCGGTGAAGTAGATATAACAATAAAATCACGTGCTTATCCTTCAACCACACAAAGAACACACGGACCTTTTGTTATATCAACTAGCACAACCAAAAAAGACACACGTATACGAGGTAGACAACTTGCACTGCGTGTATCTAGTGATGCTGTTGATGATAAATGGCGTTATGGCACACTTAGATTTGATGCTAAACCAGATGGTATGCGAGGTGGGTAATGACTAAAATAACAGTACCACTATTACCACAAGCAAGAGAAGAGTATGATCAAACTCAAATGGCACAATTAATACAAACTTTAGATCAATTAATATTTGCACTTAACAACACCTATACCTCTGAACCACTTAGAAATGATGACGAGGCAATAACATGGTTTTTATCATAAATGGCTAACGTATATACAAACTACAAAGCAGTGTTGTCATCAACAGATTTAACAACTTTGTATACTGTGCCATCAGAAACAACAGCTATTATAAAGTCTGTGCGTGTGGCTAATGTTGATGCTTCTAACAACTGCGAAGTGTCTTTGTATTTAGTAGACAGTGGTGCTACAAGCTATACCCTGCAGTTAAGTAGAGATATAGAAAGCAAAACAACGCAAGAATTGTTGGCTGCAGGTAATTTAAGCCAGTCTTCTGCCGATTCTTCAGCAGCTGCTCCTGTGCCTTTGGTGGCTAAGGAGTCTGAAATAATCAAGATACAGGCAGAAAACGCTAATGATTTACATGTTGTTTTGAGTGTGTTAGAGATAAGTTAACTATTGCAATAAGGAGAGAAAATGGCTATAAAAGACGATATTACCGTGAAAGCAGGAAGCACGATTCCTGTGATAGATGTGGAAACAGTCACAACTATAAAGCACGCGACAACGGGGAAAGTCTATGCCAATGAAAAAGAAGCAGATGATGATGTCAATGACCCTGAAACTAGCACAACAAAAGAAGATATAGTAAAAGATGTGGCAATCAAAGTTAACAAACTGCCAGACATATTCGGAGGTAGCTCGTAGTGGCACTTAGAAGACCAAGAACAGAAAGATCATATCCAACTCCTATTACAAATTTTGATGATCGTAATAGAGAACGTTACATAGCAAGATCAGGCGGTATTGGCTCTATAGCACCTAATCCAATGGCAGGCACGATAGTAGATTATGCTTTGGGTAAAGGTGGTCGAATGGCACCTAGCTATGATGCTCCTATAGGAGGAGTTTTACAAAGAGATTTAATGATTCCTGAAGTAGAAAGAGTTCCTGAGTATAGAGAAACTCTTGATGAATCTTTGACACCAATAGGTTTATTTGGACCAGGACCAGGTTTAGGTGATCCAACAGGAGAAGGTGGTATAATACAAAGGTTTGGTGAAATGCTAGGTCTTATAGATCCAATAGATCCAGAGAATGAAGGTTTACCAATGGATGAGTTTCAAGAATACAATCCAAATAATCCTAACATGTTTATGTTACCTGAAGGTATGGATCTTGATGATATGCCTATAGAAGATATTATAAAACAAATGCAAGAACCACGAATAGAGGCTAGCGCAGACACTTACACATTACCAAATTTATTACAAATGATAGAAGATGCAAGAGATGCAGGCAATGAAGATGAGATAGAACTATTAACAAACGACTTGGAACTATTATATCCAGGTGCTACAATGACAATATAATATGGGATTTTTTGATAAAGCAATAAAGAATATAGTTAAGAAGGCAAAACCAATATTACCTGTTGCAGCGATGTTTGCTGCACCATACCTTGCGCCAAAACTAGGTGGATTTTTAGCAGCTGGTGGCAAAGGTGCAGGTCTTGGTAGTTTATTAAAAGGTTATGGCACGAAGTTTGGTGCAATGCCAATGTTACTCAAAGCACCAGTCACGTCTGGTTTAACAAGTTATGGTATAGCAAGACTTATGGGACAAAAAAATCCTGAACGTGCAGCATTGTATTCTGCATTAACAGCTGTTCCGTTTTCTTTTATGAAAGCAAACGCGATGGCTAATGCGTTAGGTGGCGATGTAAGCGCAATGGATTTACTTATGGCACCTGGTAACACTCCTATTACACAAACAGTGCCACGATTTGGTGTAGAAGGTAACATGAAAGGTTTACCTTTAAATGTAATGCCTAAAACTCAATATCTTGGAGACACTACAAGAACATTATCTGAAGGCATGAAGTTATCAGATTTACTTAGAACACAACAAGCAGGCAAAACTTTTTTAGGAACAGATTTACCAGCAGGATCTTTTGATCTAAAAGCTGGTATACCTTTACTTGCAGGCATGGTTGGTGGTATGCCAACAGATGAACAAGCAGAAGAAATGCAAATGGAAAGAGAGAAAAGACGTATGAAACAAATGTATGATATGATGCAAAACCCTTATTATAGCTACGTGCCTAGTGAATTTAAGTTTACACCTTATGAAGCAGGTGGCGAGGTCAGTGGCCCAGGTGGTCCAAAAGATGATGCAATAAATGCGAAGTTAAGTGATGGAGAATTTGTTATGAC